ATTGATGGCCCATAGCGAATACTGGCGCAAAAATAGAACCTCAGTATTCTCATCTACATTTGTAGATAGGACTCAGCTAATTAAAATTGTGACTACAAAAAAACCGGACGAACCGGATAAAAAATTTCTCACAATTTTAAATACGGCTCAGTCCAGGATACACGCGTATCCCCATATCAGCCACAGATATGTATATTTACAGTTTGTTTCTGACCACATTATAATGGTGGAGGCAACAAAGGTTCGTGGTATAACCTAGGTAATCCCTTGAAAAAGTAGACTTGGAAATCCTCAGCAGCAGAAACGTAAAAATCTATAAACGTTTCTTCTCCTTCTAATGAAGATCCCCACGCTTTAAAATCAAACACTTCATTATATCTGGTTTCAGTATTGCTTGTCCAATCTTCCACCCTACCTGGAACGAAACGCGCAGGAGAGTAGAAAGGGATTTCAAATTCAAGACATGGATTTACCGCTCTAACAGTGTATGCCATTCCCTTTGTTCCCGGTAATGGAGCACCTAAAGTAGTTCCAATGACGCCTGTGTTAACAGCACTCTCAGCCGCCTGCGATTGCGTCGCTGGCGCGCTTGGCGCTGTCACATCTAGATCATGTTGAGAACTTTGAATAATACCCGCTCTTTCGACTGTACTAGTTAAGTGTTCCCATCCCCCACGTGGTAATGCTTTCCATCTTATACCTCCTCTCCACCCAGAGAAGGCAAGTGTAATCCAGTGCAACATAACAGTATGACAGTAATTATACTTACCATTTGGGCTTGTGTTGTTTACTGCTCCTGTTACCCTACCTCTATAATAAGGGTAACTGTTCATTCTCAAAGTGATTTCGTTGTGGAATTGATCTAAAGGACTCAATCCAAAGTGCATATTATAACGCTTTAACATGGTCCTAAAGCTTTTTATAGACTCGCCTGTAAAAACTAAGTTGGTTTTATCAGAGACTCCTTCACTGCCATTCAGTGGATCTGCGTTTTCTTTAACAGGATCACTATCCAACTCAATTTTATCCACTCCGATCTCTCCACTTTGCGCTTCCAATACCGGATTGGCAACAGTGAATTGTTGAAAATGATCATCTGGAACAAACACTTCAAAATCATCACCCATAGACACAAAGACGTTAATCTCAATGTCATTGTTAGTGATTGAATTCGGCACGGTAAGCTCATTAAGCACAGAAACTTGAATAACTCCATTTCCTTCTTCCTTTGCAGTGTATCTGGTAGTGCTATACATCTGCGTTACTGAATCTATTCCTGGAAGGTGGTGATCCAGTAATGTAACTTGTTGTCCATTTGTCACTGACACAGTGAAATCTGTTTTTTCAGCTATGTCTACAATGTGCATGTAGTTGACATTAAATTCTGTGTCACTTGCAAAGAAATTTGGATCATATGCTATACGCAATCTTCCTTTGTGGTAATTTGAAGTGACCACTTGGAAACGAAATTTCATAGTGCCTGTCCAATACTTAAAAGGAATACTCGCCATTGCACAAGCAGGGAAGTGGAATGTACTAGCGCTTTGGGCCCATATGACAGGGTCGACTCGCGCGTTCCACAATAGAGTATCGGGAGCAGTTCCCACATTCCATGAAAACTTTGTTAAAAAAGATTCTCTTCGGGCAATGTCCTTGATTGTCAACACATCCCCTTCTGCCACACCAGAAATTCCTGGGTCTATAGTCAGCTCTTGCTTATCGTCGACCGTTAATTTCTGAGTATTATCAGGTACATTGGTGACTGCCAGCGATGAAATTGCAGTATTACGATAAGGTTCAGGATTTTTCGTCTCTGGAGGACGACAATATCCCAATGCTTTCGCAATCTTCGCAACCATTCTTGCTGGCATTTCAGTCGCTTTGGCATAAGGTCCAATAATTGGAACGCTCGACAACGTAGCTGCAGCATCTGCTACAGCTGTTGCGGGTCCCGAAATTGTTCCTTTAGCGTTTGCTTCATCAATTTCTCCCATTTGTGCAGTCAAAATAGTACTATTTTGCGATGTTGGAACTGCTAATGTAATATCTTCAGCCCAAGCAAAAATGCTAATAGTCACTTTATCTGAAGCACCATTGGCGTGTTTCAACGTATTAATGGAGCGTAAGTAACATTTACCAATATCTGTAAATACTCCTGATGATTGGGCATAACTGTTAAGATGGTAAAAGAACGGTAATGTCAAGTCTCCTCCTTGGGAAGTGGTAGGATTCAAATATATATGAGGCAATTGTGACAATTGAACTAAATCATCATCTATCAATAAAGATGGTGAAAATTTGTCAAATGAATCTAACGCATTATATGCGAGAATTGCCCTACCATACTGGAACCCATTTCCATTTATCACTACTTTTAAATGTAATTTAGCGCGTAGCAAGTTAAAATTCGAAATACGATTCACCACACGCTTATCCGAAAAGAAGCGTAACCAAGGGTCAAAAGCCTGTGACAAAGCCACTCCAGTGCCCCATTCGAATTCTCTGATTCGGACGGGACGGCGAAAGAAAGCCGCCAAATCTACATCATTGGTATCCTCATTGCACCTCGTCATGTCTTCTTGAGACTGAATAGAGTACATATGTGGACTAACATCATCAACGAATTGCAAGTTGGCAGTCTTTGTTTCAGCGTCCGCTGTTGAAACTGTTGCTTCAGTCCCACTATGCGGCTCTAAGGTAGAAATATCGGTAGTATAAACAATCCTTTGTGAAGGAATGGTTACACCATCAAAAGATTCGACCCGTTTACCTAAATGTTTGCGGTTTTTACGCCACAACTTATCAAATCGGTTGGGATTTATTCCAAACTTTTTAAGATCTGATAAAATCTCGAGAATGGTTGGCTGCTCATAGGTAATTTCACATCCATTTACTCTCACATTTTTATTATACAAATTATTAATAGTAAGCGATATTTTACAATCTCAAAGCATTGCTCAGTGCCATGAGTGGTATATTTTACATTGGCTGGCGAAACCTCACCTAAAAAGGTGTATTCCTTTTGTGGAATGCCGATATGTATAAAGCCTAAGCACAATAAGCACAAACATACAAAAACATATAATACTTGGTATCCATATATACACATGATTTTTGCTACGCCGTAGCACCCAGAATCATAACTGGGTTTCTAGTTTTATGAGGACTAGAGCAAACCTCTTCTCTTGAAAAATTGAATTCCCTGCTCATAATAGCGGTACTCATCTATCATATCATAACGCAAAATTAAATATTGCGCCATACGGACGGCATCGTTCCTTTCAGAGCAAAGTTCAATTTTATAATTCAAGAATTCCCAACGTTCATATACTTCCCTACATTGATTAAGATAAAGCGAAGCTTCATCATTATCAAAAGAGAAATACGAGTCGAGAGAACTGTTGCTGCATGTGCTCGCCGCTGTTGATGCGGTGAAAGAAGAATCATCGGAGGAATCCGTAGACTCTCCATCGTCCATCTCATCTTCTACACCTGCATGAGCGTCGAGTACCACAGGTTTTATTTCCTCCTCCTCTATGCCTTCTTCATAAATTCGCTTCCATCGCGCAACTCTTTCGTCATAAGATATTTCCAAAGCGGGGCATAGATGATAGATTTGAGCTCTATTGGCAACATCCTTCAATTTTTCTCTCCTATCTTCAAATACGTCACGACCATAGTAGAACCAGTCGTGCAAACTTGAAGAAATGTTTTGTGCCGAATGCATCTCTGGGGACAATTCCTTTGATTTTAGGTGGCTATGCAAGCGTTTGAAAATTGAATCTTCTGATAAAATGCCTACTTTAACTCCTAAATCTTCATTATAGCGACATTTTCTTTTCAGAAAATCAACATCGCTCTCGGACATATAATGTGTAGCCAGTGACTCCTTATCTGGCATTGTAAATACCATGTCGTGTTCTTTCAACCAGGCTGCATACGTTATGTGTGTAAACTCACTCGCATTTTGCGAAACAGTTCCCATGACATCATCTCCATAAGTTATGAAAGAGCACTCGTTTTTGAAAACTCCGTCCGGGTAAATAGTATAAAAACATGAACGCAACAGTAAAGAATTAACTACAGAGTTAATGATCACAGTTAGATTTTGTCCGGAAGGATTAGTTCCAAAAAGCTGGATCATATCACCATTATATACCATTAGAGGATATGTTACCTCGTGAACGAGATTTTTCATTATCAACAAGTCCTCCTCAGAATATCCTTCACATTTTTCAGCAATGTCGATCAGTACATCAAAAGCTGCAATAGTAACACGGGCTGACATACGAACATCATACTTACTATAGTCACCGGCTAAAACGCGGTCTTTTCCCTTTTTCATTGCATGGTCCCACAATTCTTCCCACTCTGGACCCTCTGCATTCACTCCAACAGCACATTCAAATTCCAACGGGTTCATTTGAATTATGCGAACTATGGGGAGAAAATACATTCGAATGAGCAATTGCATTACAAGCGGCGCACTCTGAAAAACTCGCATTTTCTTCTTCGTCTTTTTCGTCGGTTCATCTTTCAAACACGATTTCCATATCATATAACAACGTTTCCCTGTTTTTAAAATGCCAACAGCTTTGTCAAATTCCTCCCATACCCAATCTTCAAATGTCTGAGGAAAACCCACTTCAGGGTAATCCTCTGGTTTCAACTGAACTAGTAACGGGCGCTTGCTCCCTGACAATGGAAATCCTGGAGAAGAGTTAAAATTCATAGGATCTATAAACTTCTCTCCTTTTCGACCACTAACTGTCTCCACTCGAGTAAGTGGGCGACATTTAAACATCTCGGGGACTTTTTCCTTAAATTTAGTAGATATGCTTTTATAACACTTCACAGCATCAGCCAAAACACTTCCTGGAGGGAGACTGGGATTTGCCGCGTGTTGCAATGTAGCTTGATAAGGGTATTTCATGCTAGGCTTATCCCACTGTTGTTCTACCTTAAATACTTCCGCAACATGTGGAGAAATATGGGTAGCAGTAACATTACTATGAAATGATGTCATACCCACGGTAGTACCATAATTATCAACACAAGCTCCCTCTGGAAGATGGTTAAGAGCACTTTTAGGGTGTGTATCTTTTCCTGTCAACAGTTTTGTCCCAAGGATCTTTTCTGGCATGTTTCCCATGTTGGGCCTTAACATGCCACTCGAAGTCGATAAGACAACACCATGCTGTTCAGATATTGACACTATAGCCTTATTAATCATATCAAGGGTAACTATTCCGCATCCTCCGTCATAATCCTTTCCTCCTAAATGAAAACCCAAAATGGCAGATCCTCTCCCTCTGCTTATCACAGGAGACATACACATACCTGCCTTAGAGGGTTGAACTAGGGTGTAGTAACTCCCGGGAAAGCTCGAGTAAGTATGTGTAACCATACTCGTACCCTGAAATAGAATGGGCCAGGCATGTATACTCGTGTCATCAATGTCTCGCGTCACCAAAAGGGCTTCAGTCTCACTTATTTGCATTTTTGTTGGTAAGAACTTGCGAAAATCTTTCATAGCACCACCTCCTGCGACATGGAAAACAGTAAAATCAGTCCCATCAATATCATGTCTATATGCCCTACACAACTTATCACGAAAAAAGGCTCCAACTTTGTTACCTCCTCTCTTGTATATTTTAACAGTTATGTCCTCGTCGTCATGTGCTTGGACAAAGTGCGTGGGAACTACAATAAAATTAGAAGATATATAGAAACCGAGAGTTGTTTTCCCTGACTCAGATGAGATACCAACTAAATTCGTGTGCATTGCCATTGCCAAGTTTTCCGCTGTTGTAGTTTTACTTGGTTCCTGCATGGGCACATTGTGCGTTTCACTTTTGATCCACTGGTTCTTTTCCTTATCACGTTTCTTAATCTCTTCGACATTTTCGGGTTGCAAACCTGTCTGGGCTTTCAATTGTGATTCATATTGTGCCTCTCCATTCTTGTCATACACCACGAAGTCTATGTCCTCTTTATTGTATCCTTTAACCCACCAAGAATTATCTGGGTACTCCGTGTAAAAATTATTTCTAATATATCTATTACGGAAAGTAGTCAAAATCAACATTATAGCTCCCAATCCTAACAAGGCATACGTGCGTTTCCACGTGTCTAAATGCGTTTTTACAACATTATGACAACTCAATAAGCGCTCCTTAACCATTTCCTCATACGTTTTAAGAGCAGAACATATAGAAACGTAGCACGAAAAAGTGCCTACAAAGAAAAATAACGCCCATAATCGGGGAATCAAAAAACACAAACTGCTCACAAAACATGTCCAGAAAGCAACGTAGGTTATCAATGTTCTTTTTAACTCATACTGCCAAAAATGCAATCCAAACTTCAACATTAGTGGATTTGTGAAGACCCATTGTGGCACTATACAAAATCTGCCAAGCTTATCACATAAATGGGCAGTGTAAACTACGCGTGCAGTGTCTAATTCTTCATGGTACTTTTTAATAGCATTAGCTCTCCTTTCTAAAAAGTTGATGTGTGATTCTCGCATTTTGAAATTAGCGAAATTTACACACAATTTCAAACTTGTCAACTTGCTACATATGTGAGTTCTAAGATTGGAAAAACGCATCGACCACAATTCTCTCCTTGAAGGTACTGGTACTGGCACAGAATCTATAGGAGCGTTTGGACATCTAGCTGCATCTAATGGAGAATCATGCCTAGTATTACACATCAAATTTCCACACTTGAAAGGCATGCATTTTTTAGCCTCTTCCCATGTTTTATGTTCAATTTCACAATCAGGCGTAAAGCATCCAAATCCCATGTGGGCATCCAAACTCAATTGTTTTGTAGATTGGTAATTACAAATAGTCGCTCCCATGGGAGTATGTCTCAATGAGCATCTCCTATTCTTACATTCAGTAAAATTGATTTCATCTACAGATAACCACACTTTAAAAATATGATCGGGCATGTCTCTAGGCCTTTTAAGGCCGGTTTTCTCCAGACGTTCCTTATAAATCTCCTTAACATCATCCTCTGAAAAATATTTAAGATTTTCATCGAAAAATTCTTCGGGCTCAACATTACATGGTAAACATTCTCCATTCTCCCTCAATTCCTTCATGAATTCACAGGCTTCTCTACTTCTACGCGGACATCTGGTGATACCCGTAGAAGGGGGTGTTGGTGGATCGGAAGAATCATTATTCCCAGTTGTAGGAGGAGGTGTTGGTGGATCGGAAGAACCGTTATCCCCAGAAGTGTCAGGACCATCCGATTCATCATCGCTAGAATCCGATTCCATATGTTTCTTTTTGCAATACACTTTTCCGCATATTTTACATGGCGAAGGAATTGCGTCCTGATTCTTCAAATACTCGTCCTCATTACGAAAATGAGCAGCTGATGCTTCTTGTAGCCAATCTAAATACTCGTCGACAGAAATATTATGTAAACGCTTGTTTTTCCATACTTTCGTCTTAAAACGTGCTAAGCTCACATCTCTCTTGTTTTGAGCATCATAATAGCGAACAGAAAGGTACCAAACATCGGGCGCTGAATCAACTCCAAATTTAGCTATAATTTTTTCCTTATCAAGTATTCCCCCAGTGCAATATTCTTTCTTGGGAGTAACCTTGACATGATAAAAACGTCTCAAAATAGATTCGGGTTCGTTGGAAAATTTTTGCGCATTTAGTGTCTCCACATTTGTTGAAACTACACAAAAATACGGATTCAGTGATACCTTACCTTTCAAAAACACATCAGCCATAGGAGCTAAATACCTAACATTGTTGACCACCTGAATGAGACGATAAGCGGGAGAAAAATCAAGAAACTCCTCCTTGGTATTTGCAAAATCGTCAAATATAATGGCATTAATATGTGAACGAATTGATGAAGCAAACTTATCATTATCAGCCCATGTGGCAATCCTGTCTTTAGCTGCGCTCAAATTGTTATAGATCAATCCAGCATTCACGGTCAAATTGGTCAAAGAGGATTTTCCACAACCAGATCTTCCAAAGAACACAACAGCAAAGGGAGAGATACGTAATCCTCCACGTGTGCGCAATTGAGTATATTCAGTCTCATATTTTCTGATCCGATCAAGACGGTCACCAATATGTCGATGTTCAAATGTTTGAGATCGAGGTATCTTCTTCAGTAAAGCATCCCCTTTTCCAATAGCATTCTTCAACAAAAGCTCATAATCGTTTTCAGTCATCTTAGTATATTCACGCAAATTACCAGAAATCGCATAACCTTGATATGAACAAATCTTGTTGTAGTCTTCTTCAAAATCAGTGATATCATCATCTTCAGTCCAAAAAGAAGAAACCTCTCCAGTTGTATATACTCTCCACCCTCCTTTCAAAAAACCAGAAAAAGCTTCATAGAAAGCTTCAAACACATCTCCAGCTGCCAGTTGTTTTTTGGCAACTATTGGTGTGAAAAGAGAAACATTTCCAAGTGTGAAAGTTAAAGATGCTGTTGAACACAAACCTGCAGAAACAATTACATTCACAACATTAGTAAACCTTTTAGCCATAGGAGAATGGCGAAAGCTTTTCCAGTTATTAAAAGCTTTATCCGCAGCTTCATGCCACGGCATACCTCCATCATGAGCATCAAGAATTAAAGGTTCGTCCTTGTTGCTAAATGATTGATTAGTGGCCATTTCCAGCATCTCTTCAATGGTTTTTTGACCTGTATCAGAGGTCCAATCAGTTATACGATTTGTATTGGTGAGTGTATCATAGGCATATAAAAACAACGATTGCTTCACATGCGCTTGCAAGTATTGAGTTATTGCTGCAATCATTCCTCTCTTTGATTTTGAATCTGCCATACTTTCAAACAAACACCAAATTTGAAACGTTTCTTTCAAGAAAGGATCAACCTGGCGAAAACCCATCTGAGGTTCTAATATCGGTCTGCGGTATCGCTTGTAACATACACGCAAATAGGTAAATGTGCTACAAGTAGAACAGATCATCATCCAAAAATAAAACGGGCACCATATATAGTTCGAGATTGAGGCGAACAAAATAGTAAGCCATCCCCAAAATAAAAACAATGGCGGAGATTCGCAAGAATTCTTGCGAAATGAGGCGCGATCCAAGCAGTAATTTACCCCCGTAGAGGCAATCGGTCCCTGGTTGGTACAAACCGATTTTTGGGTTTGGGGTGCACAGTTGGCTAATCTTCGACACATTATCATTGTTAAATGCAACGTGTCAAAGATATCTGTACAGGTGTCCTGTAAAGATAAAATCTTTGACAGTCGGCACAGCACCTTTGGGTTCGATAGCTGGTTAGGCTAAAGAACGTTCGTCAGGAGCATCATTGGATGTTATTCCACGGACAAATGGCCATCCTCAACTCACAAGTTAGCTTATCTTATCTACTAAGGCCTCTCATCATACTGGGGTCATTACTTCCAGATATGAAACTCATTTATATAAATGAGCAAGCCTACCTTAATAAATTCAAAACGCTTGCTACTGAGCCTCGTTTGTTTTGCGTTCCCTACATACTAGTTCTCACGATTGTGAGAGACGTTCAGCGTTAACTCGGTGCAGCTATGCACATATCATAGGCAAAGATCACATTTGCATTTAGATGCAGGAATATGTGAATTCCGTGTTAAAACACTGCAAAGAAGTAAACTTAACAAAGCAGCTGCTGTTAATTACAGCTTAGATCTCTTGTATATAAGTGTACAAGTGTATCAGTTGACACTATGTTTTATAAGTGTTTTCATCACATCGTATTTAAACACCCGACAGTGTATAAGTTTGAATTCTGTTTAGAATAATCAGTTTAAGTGGTCATGATCAGGACCAGTAAGGCCTTTTAAAGACTCCTCTGCTATACCTAGGTCTAAACTTTTTATTTCTGTTCATGAAAGAGGGTTATTAGATACCCACAAACGTACATAAAGAAATTTCGGAAAATAATATTTTGAATGAATAACAAAAGCGTACTTATGTCATTCAAAAGATAAATACCGAGCGTACTCGTGTAAAAATCTTGCTGGGAGAATCCCCAGCACTTCAATAATAATCCCCGTATGCACATGTAAATGTGCATACGGG